AAACTTATATCTAGTTGCCCAGCTAGGCGCTCTTTGACTTGGGGGAATAGTTACGTTTATTTCATTTTTAGTGGTTGAAGCTGAACAAGGAACATTAACCGTATTATTTGTGCTTACTAGAGCGGTAGAGGATCTATTAAAATCATCCATATAAACTATTCCAACCTCATACCCTCTATTACTATGTAAGCTTTCTGTGTTAGATAGTTCTTGTATTGTACAAGTTGCGGCAGTTATTTTGTAATATTGAATTACAGTATCTGTGCCTACTCCATTTTCTTCATACTGAGCACAAGGAATAACAAAACTTAAAACATTTCCTGCGCTTCCTGAATCTAATATTGGCTCACCAACAGAAGGAGGAGCAGCCGTAGCCGATGTTATTCCTGTTTGATAAACATCATACTGAGGAGATGTGCTCCCAAGTAGTGCAACCAACGCATTATTAAAAGCATCAGTAAATGTAATTCCATTTCCAGCTTGTGCATTAGCTACAGTTTGAATAGAAGTAGCAGTTCCTACTTGGGCAGCAAAGTCAGAGTTTCCAACTAAATCTAAGATAGGAGTAGCTGAATTACTAAAATCTTGAGGTAAAATGTAGCTCCATAAAATAGTAGTAGAACCTTGACTTGTATCAGGTAACCCCCCTCCACTTGTATCAAATGCGGACTCAAACTCAAATGTAATGGTAAAATTAAGTTCAGCATCTTTAATTAATTTATCGGTATTTCCGCTAAAATCTACATCTAATTTATTGTCTACTCCAGTTTTAGCGTTTCCAAAAGCTGAATAAGAAGTGCTAGAAAAAGTGCTAGCTAAAGTAGTTAAGTTTATTGCGCTAGATTGCAGAGAAGCACTATAACTTAAATCCAAGGGAGAGCCATAAATAGTAGTTAAATCATATCCTTCGGTATAATTTCCATAAACCAATCTATTTTCCATTAAGGTTTGAGCCTTTGCTTGTTTAGGCACATTATCGTAAAGTCTTAATATTTCATATTCAGGGAGAATAGTAAAAATTTTACTATTTGTAAAAGTAAAAGTATAGTTAGTATTGTCTACCAACCCATTGTCTTTTTTATTTATTTGCTCTATTATTTTAATAGTAGGGTTGGCTGCTTCTTTAAAAAGTAAGTCTATTCCTACAACTAAAGGCCCTCCCGAATTATAAGTTATAATTGCTCCATTATAATCATTTTCCATTCCCTCATTTAAAAAACTGTTAGCAGAAAAATCAAAAGCCTTTGGATTAAATGCAGGTTCTGAAAATTGAGACGTGGCTGAATATTCACCATTAGCATATTTATATCTATACGCAAAACAAATAAACTCATCCTCTAAAAATGCGTCTTGTAATGAAGTTTTAATTAAACGAAACGTAGGGGAAGCAGTAGGAGGTTTTTTAATAACCATTATTTCTTCTGCATCAAACTGGTCTATGTTTGCAACCGGATCAGCATAATTAGTGTTAATATTAATAACTCTTGGAGGGTTAGTATTGTCGGTAAAAAATAAAAGGTTTTCAACTTTATTTACCCCGGTAATTAAAAAATTAGCATCAAAATTTAAAGTTGTGCTAGTTCCTGTCCCATCATCTATACTAACGACATGATAAATTAAAGCCCCCGTTATTGCGTGGTATGAAAGAATTAAGTCTAATTTACCCGGTGCTCCTACAGTAAATGAAGGGTCATGTACAAACCAGTATATTGTTTCGTTAGCCCCATCTTCAAAAGCTCCGATACATCTAGCAGATGCGCTGAGTTTAGTTCCATTTATGTATTGAAGAGCGGTAACCTGCGTGTTACCCTTAGCATTTTCAACAGCACCAATTTCAGATTCTTCAGTAGAACCCAATCTTACATTCAAAGCATCTACGTATTCTCCGTTAGGAACAAGCCTTTCGTCTAGGCTTTTGTTCATTCGGCCTGCTACAAAATTTCTTTGAATGTTTGCCATTTTATTTTATCCACTTATTCTCACCTCTAAGATTCATAACCAATCTACTTGGATGAATATTACTTAATCTAATTTTTGCATTTCTCAATAGAGCTTGCTTATCTTTTTTAGCTCTATTAACTATGTATTCTTGCACTCCAAATTTACTATTTAATATTGCATACTTTACATAAGCATACACATACTCTTCAAATAACTTATTAACTTGTATATCTTCGTTGTTACCATTTTCCATACCATCTGATATATATTGAAGCACACATTGTTGATTAGCCATAGTAGAGTCAAAGTTAATAACCCCAGCTTTTTTATCTATTGTAAAAGTTGGATTAAAATTTGCGGTTTCTGTGTTTAAACCATATCGTGCTCCTATTCTGTACAAATCTTGATTACAGTTTTGACATTCAGGGTCAACAGCTTGGTCATTGTTTTGGTTTAAATAAATGCTTCGTAAAGAGCTGTCTTTTCTTTCAGTGTCTAGGTCGGAAGCTACAATCGTAGCATTATTACTCCCGTCATAAGTAAATACAGCAGTATTAGTTTGTAGATAAGAAATAGCAGATTGTACTTGAATATTCTCTGTTAACTCTCTTAGCACATTATCTTTTAACATATATAATTTTACCCAGTTAACATAGTCAGAAGGTAAAACAAATTTTAAGTCATCATATACTTGCAACTCTAAAGCTTTAATCTCTTTAAAAGCATCATAATTCAATTCTTGAATAGCTCTTTTAGTGTGAAATAAAATTTTATATCGGTTTTCATTGTTTACTAATGAGTGGTTTCCCTCGTACATTAATTGAAAATTAGACATCAACTGAGCTAAGCTCACATATTGATATGATCCCCAATTAGAATCCGTAGGCGCAGCCCCGTCATTAGTATAATATTTTTCTTGATTTATATAAGCCATAATTATTCTTCTTGATTTTGCATTTGTTCTTCAATTTGTCCAAACTGGAATACCTCTGCTTCTCTTATAGATACCCCTGCATACTGTAATATCTTTGCTACCAAATTATTTGAGTCATCTATAGGTAATTCAAAATCTTGATAGTCAGCTTGCGTTTGGTCGAACATAGGCTCGCCATCATAAAGAGTTACATAAGTCCATTTAGGGTCTTTAGGATATCTAATATAAGTTGACTGAATATCATTTGCTCCTGTAAAAGTTGTCGGATATATGGTTATAGAATCCCCTTGTTGAGTGTAGGCTGGATATTCATTAGAAGGTGCAGTCAATAAAGAAGAAGTAAGGAGTTTTATTTTAGTATTACTAACCTTCTCCGCCTCTCCTTGATAAATTCCACCACTATAACAATACACGTTATTAATTAAATAATAATCATCTCCTGTTGTAGTCGTTGAAGGTAAGTAGTAAGTGTTTAAATTATTTTGAGTTAAAGAAGAGGTCATAGAAAAAGTATCTATCACTTCTTCATAAGCTAACTTAATATCAGCATATCCAGTTCCTGAAACCCTGGCATTTTCCTCATTAACTTGCTGGTTATAGTTTACATAATATTCGTCAAATATATCTAACTGCGCTTGTTTAGCGAATAAGTTAAAATCACTAGGGGAGATATACCCATAGTTGTTCTTGTTGATTATAGCCAGAACAGTGTTTCTAACTGAATTTATCATCTTGAATTGTTTTATACAAAGATAATCAAAATAAAAAAGCACCCTGAATGAGGGCGCTTTTCTGTCGATAGTAAAGGAAGGATTAAACTGTTCCTATAGCGATACTAGTAAATACTAGTCCACCAGTTTTAGCTACTGGCACTACTGCGTTTGTCCAAGAAGTTTCTGCTGCAGTAACTAATGCTGCATTAACATTCTCTCCAAATCCTCCAGTTAGTCCAGTTCCAGTAACCGTTAATTTGTGTGTACCATTACTTAGATAAATGTCTCCTGCAGTTGAACTTGCTGTTTCTGCATAAAGAATTTGTTCTGTGTTAATGTGTACGTTACCGTCACTTGCTGTATCTAAAGTTATATATTTCAAAGCCATTGTTAAAAATTTTAATGGGTTAAACAAGGTACAAAGTTAAGCATTTTTTGCTAATGCTTTTAAGTGCTTGTATGACTCTATTCCATCATCACTCTCAAAGTAAGAGGCTATTATAAACAGTGGGTCTTCTCCATACGGAACGTTACACATCTTCTTTTTGTTAGAAGGTGTATTAAACCACACTTCCTTCTTATTGTTTCTAAGCTGTAACAAATTTTTATCTAAGATAGTTTGTATAGTAGCATTAAACTTTAAAGCTGGGTCTTGTAAAAGTTTCATAAAACCGGCTGGCTGTTGTTTCGCAAATATCAGTATATCTCTTCTTAACTCAGATGTAGTAACTTGTGATACATCTCTTTGGAATAAAACTCTTGCAACGTTCTCAACCTGCTCAACGGTAAGCTGTCTAGCTTCAATTAAAGCATCCACCTCTAAGTTTAAGTCATAAACTAATTCTTCAGCTTCTTTAGCTTTATTAACTTCAACAAATACTCTACCATTACCTGGATGTAAAGACATGAATTTCTGTAATAC